AACTATTAACTGTATTTGGAACCCCAACATCTACTGATAATCAGTATGAGTATTGGATGAGTGCATCTTCATACTTATCATATGGTGGTGTTTTAAAGGTAGTTAGAACCGATGGTCCAACACTAAAAAATGCGAACGTTGGTGTTGGTGCTTCTTCAATTAGCGTTAAAATTAAAAACTTTGATGATTATTTAACAAATTATTCTACAACATCGCCAGATTTTTACTTCTCAGTAAAAGATCCTGGAACCTGGGCGAATAATTTAAAAGTTTGTATTATTGATGATTTAGCAGACCAAATTCTTGGCATTGGAACAACCAACGTTACCCCATTAGGTTTTGATGTTGGTTTGGGAGTAACTTTTGATATTTCTGGTAGAGTAATTCCAGGAACAGGAACTACAGAAGTATTCAATGGTTATTTAAAGGGAATTATTACTGAAATTAATCCAAGATCATTAGCAGCAAATAAAACTGATGTTAGTGTAAAGATTATTTCTAGAGTTTCTGCTGCGGGAACTGAGTATCCAATTGATTATGCAGAAAACAATCAATTTGCATCATTCCTTCCAGGAAATAGAATTAATGTTATAAACAATTCTGGAACTTTAGTTTCTCCACAAGATTCTATCGGATTAGTTGGAGTAACAACTTTTAGTGCTATTGATGGTGAGCAAGATCAAGTTTACATCGGTGTTGCTGGAACTTCAGCAAGTGGATCTGGTGCAACATTTACAATCACTAGAAATAGTACTAATGGTGGAGTTCAAAGTGCTACAGTAATTAATCCAGGTTTGGGATATACTGTTGGTGGACAAATTACAATTCCAGGATCCTCTGTTGGTGGATTTAATTTAGGTGATGGTGCTATTAAGACTGTTGCTGTAGGTGCAGCATCTACTCTTCTTGCACAAGCAAACACAACTTATAGTTCAGTATCTGGTATAAGCACTCTCGGAACTGGTGCATTATTTACTATCTTTAGAGATGGTGTTGGTGGAATTAGCACCGTAACTATTGTTGATGCTGGTGGAGCATATGGTGTTGGTACTACAGTAAGTATCGCTGGTACATCGATTGGTGGTTCAACCCCAGCAAACAACTTAGTATTAACGGTAAATGCTTTAAGAGATGATAAAGTTATCCTGACAGTAACAGAATCTTCAGCAAGAGTTGAAGTTATTGATGTTAATGATTGGTACGGAGAGCAAACTTTAGGATTAGATAATTCAATTATATATTGGAAGTCTATTGCTCCAAAACCAACTACAAATCAATATGTATCTGAAAGAAACGGTAAGAATGATGCATTACATATTGTTTTAGTTGATGATACTGGAGACGTTACTGGAATTCAAGGCAATATCCTTGAAAAGCACGTTAATCTTTCCAAGGCATCAGATGCAGTATCTAGTGTAAACTCACCTCAAAAAATTTGGTATAAGAATTACTTGGCAAATTATTCCAAGTACATTTACGCTGGATCAAACCCATCAGAAGCAAACGATTTATTCCACTTTACATTCCCTCAGGCAACTGGTTTCTCAAATGATTTTTCAACATTAAGTTTAGCAAATGGACTGTGGGATCAAGAAGCGCAGGATACAGTTTATTCTGCTGTTGGACCTGTAACATATAACTTAACTGGTGGTATTGATTACAGTCTCAGTGGTGGTTTTAAAGCAACGTTAGGAAACTTACAATCCTCATATAGATTATTCGATAACAGAGATGAGGTTGCAGTTGATTACTTAATTAATGGTCCTGGATTAGATGATGTAGCATCATCTCAAGCAAAGGCAAATAATATAATTGCTATTGCTGAAGCAAGAAAAGATTGTGTTGCAGTAATTTCTCCACACAGAGGAAGTGTTGTTGATATTACAAATTCAAACACTCAAACTGAAAATATCATTGAATTCTTTACTGCACTAACATCTTCATCATATGCTGTTTTTGATAGTGGATATAAGTATACTTATGATAGATTTAATAACCTCTTCAGATACATTCCATGTAATGCTGATGTTGCAGGTTTAATGTGCAGAACCAATATTGTTGCATATCCATGGTATTCTCCTGCTGGTCAACAGAGAGGAAATATCTTAAATGCAATTAAATTGGCATATAATCCAAATAAAGCACAAAGAGATAGACTATATCCTGCAAGAGTTAATAGTATTATTAATCAACCAGGTGGTGGAATAATCCTATTTGGAGATAAGACCGCTCTTGCATATCAATCTGCTTTTGATAGAATTAACGTTCGTAGATTGTTCTTAACTATTGAACAATCTTTAGAAAAAGCAGCACAATCTCAACTGTTTGAGTTCAACGACCAGTTAACTAGAGCAAACTTTGTAAACATTGTTGAACCATATCTCCGTGATATTCAAGCGAAGAGAGGTGTTTATGATTATCTCGTAGTTTGTGATGAGACAAATAATACTCCTGATGTTATTGATAATAATGAATTTAGAGCAGACATTTACCTGAAGCCTGCCAAATCAATTAACTACATTACTCTTACATTTGTTGCTACACGAACAGGTGTTAGCTTTGAAGAAGTCGCTGGAAGAGTTTGATTATTTAATTAACACCAAAAGGAGGAACCTAAAATGACAGCGAGAAACATTAGAACAATCACCGATTTCAAATCTCAACTTGTTGGTGGTGCAGCAAGACCTAATCTATTTGAGGTCTCTATTCCATCATTCCCATCATTTGTTAATGGTTGGAATGATGAGAAGTTTAATTTCCTGTGTAAAGCTGCTGCTTTACCAGCATCAAATGTTGCACCAATTGATGTACCATTTAGAGGACGTATTCTTAAGGTTGCTGTGACAGAACCTTTGATACTTGGACAGTAACTGTTATTAATGATGAAGATTTCCAATTGAGAACAAAATTTGAACAGTGGATGAACCAAATCAACAAATTAAATAATGGCACTGGTGCAACTAACCCAGCATCATATATGGTTGATGCTTATGTTTATCAACTCGGAAGAGGACAACAAAGAGAATCAACCACAAATACAAGTGCATCATCAAACAATCCCCTGAGAGTTTATAAGTTCTACGATATTTTCCCAACTAATGTATCACAAATTGAATTGTCATATGATACTTCAGATACTATTGAAGAATTTACTGTAGAGTTCCAGGTTCAGTGGTGGTCTGCTGGTACTACTGGTGATCAAAACACAACTGAAATTGTATAATAAATAGTACATAAATCTAGAACACTTTAATAATGGCAAAATTATTTGGATTCTCTATTGACGATAAGCAAAAAACAACACCAACTACAGTTTCCCCCGTTCCTCAAAATAATGAGGACGGGGTTGACCACTATTTAACTAGTGGATTTTTTGGGTCTTACGTAGATATTGAAGGTGTATATAGAACAGAATATGATTTAATTAAAAGATATCGTGAAATGGCACTTCATCCAGAATGTGATAGTGCCATTGAAGACGATAGTCCTGTACAAATTGAACTATCAAATTTAAACGCTAGCGACGGAATTAAGAAAAAAATAAGAGAAGAATTCAAACATATTTTAGAATTATTAGATTTTGATAAAAAATGCCATGAAATTTACAGAAACTGGTATGTTGATGGTAGATTATATTATCATAAAGTTATAGATTTAAAAAAACCACAAGAAGGAATTCAAGAATTAAGATATATTGACGCATTAAAAATGCGTTATGTTAGGCAATCAGTTAATAAAAGTGGAAAATCACTACGCGAAAGAAATCTAAATGCGTCAAGTGAAAATCCAATGGATTATGAATTTCCAGAAATAGAAGAATATTTCATTTATAATCCATCATCACAATCAACAGGAGTTACTAATAGATCATCATCACAATCTAATGGTGGTGTTAAAATTGCTAAAGATGCAGTAACATACTGTACTTCAGGTTTAGTAGATAGGAATAAAGGAACTACATTATCATACTTACATAAAGCAATCAAGTCTCTCAATCAACTTCGCATGATTGAGGATAGTCTTGTCATTTATAGACTATCACGCGCACCAGAACGTAGAATTTTTTACATTGACGTTGGTAATCTACCAAAAATCAAAGCAGAGCAATATCTCCGCGATGTTATGATGCGTTATCGTAACAAATTAGTTTATGATGCAGGAACAGGCGAAATTCGTGATGACAAAAAATTCATGAGTATGCTTGAAGATTTCTGGTTACCACGTAGAGAAGGTGGTAGAGGAACAGAAATCACTACCCTTCCTGGTGGACAAAATTTAGGTGAAATTACTGATATTAAATATTTCCAAAGTAAACTTTATAGATCATTAAATGTTCCCCCATCAAGAATGGAGGGTGAAGGTGGATTTAATCTTGGTCGTTCGTCAGAAATTCTTAGAGATGAACTTAAATTTACCAAATTTGTCGGAAGATTGAGAAAAAGATTCTCTAATCTTTTCAATGATATGCTTAAGACACAATTAATTCTTAAGAATATCATTACCCCAGAAGATTGGGACATTATGAGAGAACATATTCAATATGATTTCTTATATGACAATCACTTCTCCGAATTAAAAGAAGCAGAATTGATGACCGAAAGACTTAATATGGCAGCAACTGCAGAACCATATATTGGCAAATATTATTCTCAAGATTATGTCCGTCGCAAAATTCTTCGTCAAACAGATGAAGAAATTATCGAACAGGATCAATTAATTAAAAAAGAAATTAAAGATGGAATTATTCCTGATCCAAATGCACCTATTGATCCTACAACTGGTATGCCAATGACAGGAGATCAATCTGCAACTGGAGATAATATAAATGGTGCATCAGGAAAAGTTCCAATTGAACCATCTGCAGATGGATCTTCCACTGAAGTTTGATAAATAAATTATAATTTACTTAATTAAATCAATGGATGACCTCTTAGATATGATTATCACTGATGAATCGCCATCACAAATTAGTGATAAGATTAAAGATATTCTTTTTACAAAGTCTGCTGAAAAAATTGAAGCACTAAGACCTAGTGTTGGATCTTCGTTATTTGGGGATCAATCCGAGGAAGAATAAATGAAATCATTCAGACAATTTATATCTGAATCAGTAAACATCTCAGGAGATTTTAACGGAAATCTCTATATCAATTCTCAACCAGAAGAACCTCAACAGGTTGGGG